GGGACTGCAGGCCTTAGCCCGCCATAAGATGGACGCTGGAGCATCTGATCTTGATGCATCCGAAGAGCAAGTTGCCATTATGCGAGAAACCTTGGCAAGTGCAAAGCAGTATAATGCTGCATTTCCTGAAAAAGTGGAGAAGGAGAAGGAGAAAGATGATACACTCCCAGAAGGGCCGAGCCGAGATGACACTCATCTTCAGTATCGGCACCTTGTTGGGAAAGATCAGTTCTTGATACAGAGAGTAAACCAGTTCCCTAATAAGGACTCACCCATATTTGAATACACTGGGCCTTGTGCCGTTGTATATCTATGGAAAATGGATGGTTCCTATGCCGGGACTGGTGCTCTCATCGAGAATCATATTCAAACTATCGACCACAATGTGGTCCTGGAGCTGAATAGCGGACGTGATTTGTTCGCCACCCAAGCCTTTAATCCAACTGCCATGCGCCAGCTCAAAAAGCCAGTGCGGGTTGTTGGTAAAATTTATCAATTTCCGGTTCCGGTCGGTTTTAACCTAACCTACCAGTTGCAGATGGTTGCTCCTAAGGAGACCACTGGACTATGTATGGTTATGGGAATACCAGACTTGAATCCGTTAGGTAAGGAAGGTGGAATAGTTTGCTCAATGGGCAGCTATTACTTCAATGAAGGGGACGATTACCGGACTTCAGCTACCTATAGCTCAGACGCAGGAATGAGTGGGTCGCCTGTTTGCCCCGCAGTGGGCACTGGACCTCAGCGTTCCTTTGGCCGCAAGGTCATGGGATTGCATGAGAATGGAGGGCAACCGAACGAATTCTATCGTTATACCGAGCAGGACATCCAAGCATTGCGAGGACAGGCTGTACACGAAGTTTCCCATCCTCCTGAGGGAGGTAAAGGGAAGACCAAAATTGTTCGTGGACAGTTGAGGTCAGCATCTGCTAAGATTGCGAAGCAACTTAAAGCAGGAGGGGGATCCAAAGCCGGTATGAGGCACACTCACTTTTGGTCAAAATCCTTAGGTGGGTGGGTTGATTATGACGAGGTCGAGCGAGAGTTTGAGTCGACCATGGGACACGACTTCCCTGATGAGCAGGATGCAAAGTATACAAATTGTAGTGAAGGTAAGCGGAAAGCGTACCGTGAGTTCATGCGGAAGCTTGAACCAGCAGACCAATACGATGCACCTGCCTACCCAGATGAACCAGAATTCTGGGCTGCACGGGACGACCTGGAGGAACAACATCAGGCCTTTGACCAACGCGCACGCGTTAGAGTCCAAGGCCGAATTCCTACTGGAGTCGGATCTGGAGGCAGTAATTGGGCAGATGAAGTTGAGGAGGAGGAGGACTACAGGGATGTGGTCCCCCAGAGTCCCAATGGTAAGACAAAATTGCCGGCTCCAGTGGCACCAACTACGCAGCCGGCTGGGCATGAAATCTCTTACGAACAATTCCTTGAGTACTTTCGGAAAAAGGAGGAGGACGAAGTGAAGGCCAATACGTTGGCCAATGCCCAAACAACCACACCACAGGTGTCGAAGCGTAAGCAAAAGGCGAAGAAAGTAGCCTTCAAGCAAGAAGCTCCTGCACCTCGAATCCCCAAGCTTAAGCCCAAGCAGACCGTCTCGACTAAGGCCGAACAAGATCGTGTCAATGCAGTGGCTAAGCTGGTTTTTCAAGATGCTGGCGTCCCCAGGACGCCACCACAGAACCGGGATGTTTGGACGGCAACAACGATGCCATCATCTCTTTGGAATGCCTTACAGAAGGACTTCAAACAATCGTTTGTGAAGTTGACTGTGGAGGAGAAGAAGAAGAAGATACGTCAGATGCGACAGCATCTAGATGGACAACCCGCGACTGGTGGCGTTACCACGGATACCCCCAACCCGGCGAACGAAGGTCCGTCCGGGGACTTGGGAGTGTAATTCCGTTGATGGAACGTTTTGACTACGTTGGGGACCGCCCAGCGGCCCCCAGCGTGGTCATACCACCGGAGCACCTACGGGCGCTCCTGTGTGTTGGGTATCGGGATAAGGTGGGGTATTACTCTAGAGATTCAAGTGCTAGAGTTGATCACCTACTGGATTTTATGGCGCTTCATCCGGAAGGGTGTTACGAAAAATACAAGTGGATGTTTCCAATAAACAACACTGTTAATCGGGCAACCCTACGGTATAATGAAGCAGTACCATTGGAC